TAAATTGGATAAAAGAAAAACTAGGCTTTTCCACCGAAGCAGAAAACACCATAAACCAAATTAAAACAAATGCAGGACGAGGCAATATCAACGGCGTGGCAGACAATGTCGCCTATACTGCAATTGGAACAATGGGGAAATTCGCTTCAGGGGGCTACACTGGCAATGGCGGCAAATATCAACCGATGGGCATTGTTCACGGTGGCGAATATGTCATGACCAAAGAAGCCACAAACCGTCTAGGCATCGCCACGCTGAACGCCTTAAATTACGGCAAGCAAGCTTTAATTGCGGGCGGTTTAGGTATCGGGCTTGCCACTGCCGCACCAATTCAGGTGGATAACAGACCGCCAATTTCAGCACGTCCAAGCATCAGCCAAACTATGCAACCAATGGCGGTCAATATCACCATTAATGCACAAGCAGGGCAAAATGAACGACAAATCGCCC